ACGCCAAAATTTGGCGTTGCCGGATCAGCTACTTGGTGATTTTCGCCCCAAAGGAGTTGTTTTCCTCCTCTTTGTTCAAGCAGTTGGTTTTGCCATTCAGCTAGCGTTTTAGGATTAACAAGCCTGTTTGTCGTTTCACCCGCATTCACTTCTTCCTGCGTCGCCATACGAGCATCTACATGCTGTTTGACACCCATTGGCGTAATAAACTTATTTCCTGCAAGCCCTTGCTCTGCATCAGTCTGGTTGGCAGTAGCGTAGTTGTCGACGTTGCCGAGACTGACTTGAGCCTTCGTTACTGAATGTGGATTAGCTTTGTCAGCAACATGACTATTGAACTCCGTTTTACTGGCTTGCTCCACATTCGTAACATTACCTAATCCGACTTGGCTTTTGGTAACTCCGTGAGGATTGGTTTTATTTGATGTATGGGATGCAAGATCAGTTTTAGCCGCTTGTTCTACATTTGTCACATTTCCAAGTCCTACTTGAGCCTTGGTTACCTTGTGCGGATTAGTCGTATCTTTATCGTGTGTCTCCAGCCCTTTTTCAAGGTGATTCATTCTTTCGGCAGTAACCACAGCCCCATCCTGAATATTTTGTTCCTCTGTTTTATTGTCATCATAAGAAATCCAAGTTTGCTTTTCGTAAGCCATTTACTCACCTTCTTTTGTAACTTTTTGTTTATTGTTTTGAACTTGTTCCAAAGCTACCTTTAATGAAGCATTCTCCAGCTCTACTTGAGACAATTTTTTTAATAATTGATCAATAACACTTTCCGCATTTACTTCAAAACCATTCTCATTCATTTAATTCACCTTCTCGTAATTTAATATTTGATTAGAGTTTTTCTCTGTCATGTCAGTAATGCTTATTGGATATTGAAGCAAATTTGGTGCTTTATCGTTATTGCTGGATGGAGTTTCTAAATAAAATTCTTCGTATCCTTTTCTATAAGCTACTATTTGCCAACTAAATTCTATGTTGGGTTTGTCAGACTTAACCATGAAACGATCACGCTCTAAATAGCATGCATAAACATTTGCATTTTCATATGGGGATACAAAAACATGATAGTTTCTTGAATCAGTATTGATTGCTTCCAAAAACATGTTTTCGATACCTATTTCTGCATAACCATCTTCGTTAGTTATCGCCTTACCATACGTCGCAAATAAATATTCCGGTGTTTCATAAGCATATAACAAACGCTCACCATAATTTTCAGTCCTTACAATGGAGCTTTTTGTACCATATACATAAAATGATTTGTCAACTGAAGCATCGCTCATCATTCTAGTTGTTGTGCCTCTCAGTTGAATTGTGTTACTAGTAATAAAACTCATTATGCCCGTAGCATTTATAGAAAATCCCGTATTCGTTAAATACAGATACTGATTGCCTCCTATATCAGCTCTGAACGCATTGTTACGTAAATACAAATTTCTATATGTTCCGTTGTCGTTCGTACTATACGAAAAACCAGTTCGTTCAACACTGAAACTTAACGTATTCCCAGTTGATGAATAAAGACTTAATTTATCCAAGTCAAAGTTTAATTGCATAGTACTAGTTGAACCATATGCAGTAATAAAATTCCTACCCAGTTTATTACTTTTCAAATTGAAGGTTCCGCCATCTTCAACTGTGAAGTACATGATACCTTCATTTTGATTTCTGATCGCACTATATATTTCGAATACCTTTTTTCCATCAGAATTTCTGTTCCACCGAATAGCTCCGTTATCTAAAGTCATATTGTAATCCGTACCTGTTGACGTGATTTTTGATCCTGTTATAGTCGCACCTTTAATCGTTATAGCATTCAGCGTTCCCGTAGATATGGACGAAGCATCAAGATTGATGACTCTTATTTTAGAAGCATCTAGAGTACCGACGCTAATAGTTCCGGCATCAACTGATCCAATCATTGCCGATGTGATTATGGCTTTGTCAATCTTCGTCTCGTTAGTTAGCCATAACTTTGCTCCTTTAATTTTCAGCCACTCTTTACCATCCATCTCGTCACTCAGATTAATGGTCTTAACTATTTCGTCTTTTGGAGTAGAATTCTCAATTTGCTCTTTAATACTTTCCTCTAAAGCGGTGGAGGTCGTCATTACCCATTCGAATACTCCAGGTGATGTTTGTTTATAAACCCATATTTCATCATCAGGTCCGTTCTTCTTAAACCAAATATCTCCTTCTTTAGGATTTTTTGGTTCTTCAGTTCCTTCATAAACATTGTTCTTGCCAGCAGCATCAATCCTATAATCGATTTCATCAAGTTTTTGCTGTAGCGGTCCTTTGAATGATGACACGTTAGCTGAATAGGCTTTAGTGTCAGCACTAACAGTTGAACTAAAACCACCATCAAAAGTCATTGCGTAATTAAGAACTGGTGACTTAAATCGGTTTCCTTCTCTATCCGTCATGGTTACCCAGTCTCCAACTTCAAGAGCAGGATTTCCGCGCCACTTCAAAGTGATCGGATAAAAATTGATGTATCTTATTTTCTGGAAAATATCATCCAATAGGATTTGTGTCATCACATTATTTTCCAAAGAAATCTGTGCTCCACTTGTTGAACCGGACTGAAGAACTGTTGCCTCATTATTAGATTCATCAGTTTGATTAATCACTTTACAAGATATGCCTCTGGGTTGATAAAGTAATTCACTTTTAGTAAGTCCTTTTAAAAAGTACTCATTAGGATCAATTTTGAAGTTTGGATCTGATAATGTCCGAATAGATAATTTTCCTTCTCTATCAAAACAAACAAAACCGCCTTCGAATTGTCCAATCAAACCAATTGCTTGCCTGTATGTGTATCCTATCGGTTTATTTATTGTGTAATTGCTCAGATGATTAAACGATACAGGATCAATAACTGATCCACTTTTGTTTGCTATTTCTAGTGCCACATCAGCCAGTTTTGCTGGATATTTCAACAATGACTCATAGTTTTCTTCCAAAAAAATAAAGCCATCTCTGGCTTCAACAGTTGTAGTTTTTTCATTTCTATCTGGATCGACTCGACCAGAGATATAGAAATTTCCTAAAGAAACAAATTCATACCTATCGGGAACATAGCTAACTAACCTAGCCCTTCCCACTTTCGCTCTATCAACTTTAGATACATGGTTAATATTAGATGGCAAGCCTGTTCCCCTGATCTTGAATCCTATTTCTATTTTTACCTCATCTAATTCCTTTAGACCTTCGATAATTTCTGAGAATACAATCTTTACTGTTGCCGATTGTGTCGACCCAAGCTGAAAGCTTTCGCCACCTAGTACTCCCATGGAATAATCTATTTTCTTGATTTTATCCTTTAGATTAGATAAGTAGTTTTATCGTTAATAATTACGCGAGAAAATACCTCGCGCTCTTTGTCTTTGCAGGCTTCAAAAAATTCATTCGTAACCGTTAGCATTCCTTTTCACCTACTTCTCTATTAACGATACGGACAAGCCTTGCCACATCATATTTGAAAATTTTTCATTCCACGAATAAACCGGAATCGTTCGATCTCCACAGTAAAATGTTTTCGTAATTAGCCCCGCTTCGTGTGGGTCAAGATATCTAACAGTAAAAAATGCCGAATCAATTAATCGTAAAATTAAAGAGACCTCTGAAATTTCCAAAGGTCCCCACTTTACATCCAATTTAGTTTTTCTTCCGAGAATATCTCGAACCATGTCTCCATTTGCATTTCTTCCACTAGAACCACTGTCTAAGGTTTGGATGCTTACAGACAATTCTTTAGGTGTTGCAACATTCGATCCTGATACTAAGAAATCCATTAGCTCATCTCCTTATAAGTTTAGTTCTACATTCCCTATTTGTTCATGATATTGATTAATGCCTCTAACAGTTACTTGTCCCAGTCTTGTTGAATCAACCTCTAAAACTACTTCCAATGGACCATCATTTCCTTTTAAATCCAAGTTTGATAGGGCGCTAATAATTGCATTTGCAATCGTATTACCTAGACTAGATAGTAAATTTTCTGATAGGTTTTCCATCCCATTGCCAGTGATAGAAAGACCCTTGTTCTTTCTTCGAGAAGAACTTGAACCGCTATAACCATCCGATGAATCTCTGAACACTTCTGGCATTGTTAGATCCGGTATTCCTTCATATCCCATGAAATCAAGTGCTTCATTGATTCTTTGGAAAGCAAGTTCTGGTTTAGTTACAGGAACTACCCATTCGGTGTTGTTCCCCTCAGACATTTTGTACCAGCCAAAATGATCTACTCTACCTCCATTAGCAAACCCCTTTTTCTTACTATCATTTTCTCGATCAAGTCTGAATAGTTCAGAAATGCGATCACTGACAACTCGAAATGCGCTAGATTTAATTCTCTTTGCTGCGCCTAAAGCCATTGAAGCTCCGGGTTCCGGTATTCCTGCTACATCAACGAATTTTTCGAATGCACGATCTAATAAAGCACTAGGGCTGATTGAGCCAAAGAAATTCTTAACGCTATCGATTAATCCGCCTTTGTAGTGAGGAATATTACTCATAAAGTTGTTGGTGTCTTGGCCATTTAACACTTGAGTCCCTTTAGGAAGATTGACCATGTAATCTTTTTGATTTGGGAACATACCAATCTGTCCACTTGGCAATTTGTACATCTCACGCCAATTACTGCCGTCTCCATCGTTTACCATAGCTAAACCACCAGGATGGGAATTAGTACCTGAAGCATAACTGAAATAGGGAACTTGCCATGTTGACAATCGCCACCCAGCTCCTAGACTACTCATCACCCAGTTAACTCCTGAGATAATGCCATTAACACCTTTTCCTATACCAGAGGCTAATCCATTGGCTATATTATTCATGGCTTGCTTAATCGTATTCAGGCCGCTAGACAGACCTTTTGCAATATCGCCAGGTAAATCGGAGGCCCATCCCCCGACTTTCTTAAAAACTTCTGAAGCTATAGTTTTTATTGAATTTAAATGCCCGCCGACTCCATCCTTTAAACTTGAAAATGCGGAAACGGCTTTACTTCTGGCTGTCTCAGCACCAGACCTAACCGCTTCGGCTGCGCTGTTCATCTTCGAACCAGCCGTTGAACGTATTTCTTCAAATTTACTTGAAGTGGAATTTTTTAAATCAGACCATTTGCTCGAAACCCAATCTTTTGCTTGACCTGCCTTATCGCGAACTGTATTTGCAGTATTCGTAAATTTATCTTTAGCAGCGTTATAAATTTCACCAGCTTTACTAGTCACAGCGTCTTTCGCAGCGCTCCATTTTTCCGAAGTCCAGTTTTTGACATTGTTCCAAGCGTTTGATGTTGCTGTCTTGATACCTTCCCATTTCTCAGAAAGCCAAGTACCCAGTTCTCCAGCTTTTTCCTTGATAGTATCCCAGTTTTGCCACAACGTAACACCCACAGCGATAATGGCTCCAATAGCAAGAACTGCTAATCCTATAGGACTGGTAAGGAAAGCTATTGCCCCACTAAGAGCTGTAGTTACTCCAGTTGCAATTACCGCTACCCCATTCCATATAGCAATAGCACCATTTACCAAACCAAGTGCTGTTGCAAATGAGGCGACTATCGTTACAAATGTTGAAAAACCTTCTGAATGTTCAGATATCCAGTTCCCAATTCCTGATAAAACGTCGCCGATTTTTTTCAGTACATCGACGATTACTCCGCCAGTCCATTCAGCAAGAGGCTTCAATATATTATTCCATAAAAAATCAAAAGCTGGTTTACATCCGTTAATTATTCCATTAACTAAATCAATTGCACCGGCTAGAGCTTCAAAAAACGCCGGTATCAATTTTTCAATTGTAAATCCCGCTAATGGTAATAAAACATTTTTATAAAACCATTCAAGCCCATCACCAATGTTTTTTGTTAACGGTTGAATTGATTTCAAAAGCCCATCAATCGACCGAAGCAAAGGCGTAAAATCAAGTGTCTTAGCCCAATCGGCCGTTGCCTTCGTCATATTGTTTATATTTCCCAACAAACCTTCAATTATACCGAGAATCCTTTTGAAGATTGATTCACCAACATTTCCTGTTTGCCAAGCAATAGAAAGACGATCCGCCAAATTCTTAATAGTATTGTTTATATTGGTAAATATCTCTAGTATATGTCCTGCAATTTTTTCTCCTAGACCGTCATTCCATGCATTTCGGAAAGAAATTGCGATTTGATGTAGTAGTTCTAAAATAGCATTGAACATGTCGAAAATAGATTGAATCAGCGCAGTCCCGCGTCCGTTATCTTCCCATGCCCGTTTAAACGCCCCAGCTATATCACCAATAATATTTAAGACATCCGCCAATAATATAAGTAAGTTTTCTACAAATTTTTGACCTGTTCCATTGGTCCATACATCCATGAACGATTTTCCAATTGCTTGGATCAAGCCTCCTACTTCCTTAAGCGCATATTTCCAAGCATCAATCACTTTCTGACCCTGAGCATCCCAAGCTTTCTTGATTGGGTCGAATAGTTTAGACAGGATGTCTTTAAACTTCTTGGCAAAATCTGTTAACCATTTCGGCGTTTCAGGGATATTGGCAGAACCAAAGTCCGCCCATGGATTAGCACCAGAACCACTTGGATTTTTAGGTCTCGTGGGTATTTCTTGAGGAATGAACTCGTTCGACTCATCGTCAGAATCATCACTGAAATCTAAAATATTCAACTCATCGAATCCGGCAAGTACTCGCTTGAGTTCCTTCGCCTTCTTCCTTGCTGCTTCTGCTTTGTCGTGTTGTGCTTTGAGTTGCTTGTTAGATTCTCTTATAGAGTTTGCCATTTCCTCATAATCATCTGACGTATCACTGGCGGCGTTTCCTGTGTCATTTAATGCTTGAACATTGTTCATTAAGCCATTGGCTCCATTGAAGGCATCCCCAATATTCATACCGAATAAAGCAGAGACAAAGCCAGCAATATAACCCGTTACTTTGGCTAAAGCTGACATCAGAGCATTTATCGCTGGTAACGCTGCTTGGTAAATTGGATAAAATGCGGTGAGTAAATTGACCTTGATTTGATTCAGACTAGCTGAAAACTGTGCATTGGTTTGTAAAGCCCTGAAAAGTCCTCCTGCCAACATCGTTATCCCTTTGTACAAAATCCCAAATATGAAGATTTTAGACCATAAACGATTCATTGACCGACCAAAACCAGTCATCCCATTAGACATCCGAGTGGTACCCCCACTCACTTTTTGAGACTGTCTATGGAATAACCCGCCAAATCTGCCAATGGAGTTCCTCATCGTGTTCTTAAATCGTGAAAAGAGGCCTTCTGACTGTTTCGATGAACCAGCAAGATTCCGCATACCATTAGCAGCCATTCTGCTCTTCGCTGGCTGTTCACCAAGTTCCGTATTTACTCTAGACAATGCTGATTTTAGAACGCCTGATCGATCTTCCAACTGAGAATATGAGCGTTGTAATGCATCATTGTCTGTAATCAGCTTCTCCATTTTCGCTGATTGTTTAGAAATAGCTTCAGCGGTTTTGGTTGATTGTGGCGTATCTTGAACGCCTGTAGATTTCCACTTACCAGATGCAAAGCTGCCAGTTTCCGTCTGCTGCATCTTCATTTCATTTTTCAGTGCCTTGACTTTGGAACGCATTGATTCAATTTGTCGCTCGTTGCCTTCCATCTTGGCTGAAATACTGCTTAATGAGTTTGGAATAGCATCATATTCAGCTTTCAATCCACGAGCGATCGATTGCGCTTGTTGCTGGGAGCGATTCATTTGCAGTTGGGCATTGGCTATTTTTTCATCAATCTTACTTGCTGACTTGGTATCGCCAGAAACCACTGCGCCATTCCGATCACTTTGAAGGTTAGCAACCTTTTGTTGAGCATTTCGTGCCTGTTGCATCTTTGAATTGATTTTGTCAATTTGGCTTTGAACATCTTTCGTCATTTTCGCAGTGCCTTTTGACACACCGCTAGCCATAGATTTACCGACTTCTTCACCATTACTTGATGCTGATTGGTTCATTCGCTTCATCATCGAATCAAAGTTTGAATTCATTTTCTCAAGTTGTTTGGTAAATTTATCGAACCCTTTCGAATCCGAAAGATTCTTCTCTACGGCATTCATCCCTTGATCAGACGACCCTTTGACTCGACTCATCATGGCATCCATCTTCTGTTCAAACCGCGCGACCTTTTCCTCTATAGGACTCAGGTCTCCGTCAAAGACGACCTCAAGTCTATCTAACTCCATGATTGGCTAACCTCCTTCCTGCTGCTTATTTTTTCGTTCCCGTGTGGCTTTAATTAACTCTGTTCGTTCAAGCATTCGTGCCTTATTGATTTCCCATGCCTGTGGCTGTTTGGCTTCTGCTTGTTTTTTCTCAGTCTGTAGGAACGGATAATGTTGTTCTGGTTTCGGCATTTTCTTTGGATCATTAAACGCATAGGCACTTAATTGCGCCGCTTTGTAATCCATCATGGCTTGTTCTTCTAGTTCTGTTTTCCGAATCGCAATGTTCGCTTCTGCTTGAACCACAATTTCTTCATAGCTCATGGACCAATATTTCTCTGCAGGTATTCCCGCCTCTACTGCTTTTGGATACATCTCTTCTAATAATTCAGAAAAAGAGGAGAACCTTATACTAGGCTCTCCTCCTCGTTCTTCTCGTCTCCGATGAGATCCGTCCGGTCCGTCTCTTCCTCCGAGCCGAAAAAACCAGCTTCTTCCATCAATTTCTGAATGACCTCAAGTAGCTTCATCATGGAACCACCAGTAGAAACGTACTCATCATACATCTCCGGCATGTCCGCCATTTTAATATTGGCCGTTTGATTAGTTGCATGGAGAATTGTCAGCATCTCTCCCAAACGTGGCATTTTAAATCCACCATTCCCGCTCATCATAATACCGAATAATGATTTTCCTAAACGTTTTTCAATATCTACTGTCGCTTTTCCGTCTAATACTAAAGATAGTGTTTTCTTACCAAATTCTACTTTCATTGGTTTCATGTATAATTCCTCCTAATAATAAATAAAGCTAGAGGTACTCCCCCTAGCCTAAATAGTTTTTGTTGCTCGATTACTTCCAATCTGGACCATCCGAGACCGTCACTGACAGGGTGAATTGATACGCGCCATTGACTTCACCAGAGCCCATCTTCACAGTCACTCCACCAGTAAAGGAACAAACTGCGCCGTCTGGATATTCCAATTCAAATTGTGCTTCTTTGCCAGAAGTTTGGCGGGCTTTCAGTTTTGTAAAGACATCTTTGTCATATAAGAAAGTAAATTCCAACGAATCCATATCCTGAATACCAGAAATATACTTCTTATTCGCATCTTTCAATGTCGTGACATCCACTTGTTCTGGATCTCCGCCAACCTCTGGAACTGCCTGCAAGCCTTCAATTTCTTTGAAAGCCGCAGTCTCCCCAGTGCCTTCTTTGATTGAGAGTTTCGTGTCTTTGGTTAATAAACCGGCAAATAATTGTAAGTTCATCGGCAAGATTTTTGTTTTATTCATGGGTTTTCCTCCTAATTATTGGTATACAAAAAGCGTTCGATTATCCACCACTCCTCGGAATGTTAGAATCGAACGCTTTAACGCATCTTGATTGCCATCATCACTGGCTGTGTTTTTAAATCCAATCTCTTTCAATACTTTGATTATTTCACTTTGTATTGCTGATAATGATTTGTTTCCATACAAATCAACTTTTACTGTCCATTCAGTTAATGCTTCTTTGTCGGATATATCTTTCTTGTGCGGCTTTGCTTTTGTCGAATAAATGGCTGCAGGCATTTGCGACCACGTATTTGGATACTCGCTAGCAACTTGTTTGAGTGCTGCTATTTTTTTCAACTGAGTCGCAATATCAGACTTTATATTATAACGCTCTGTCATAGTTTCCTCAGTCCTTCCTGCACACGATCTTTATAAATGTCTTCGGCCATTTCAACCACTTCTTTCATTGACGGATATAGCCAAGGTCTAGCCGGCTGCCCACGAGTCATAAAGAAATCTTGACCTTTAATGGTCACTCTTGGAATGCCGTACACTGTTTCAAGGTCAACTGGTGTTTTATGAGCAGGAATAAACCACCGTTCAGTAGAATACACAGGGTTCACTCCTGGTGGTAAATCTTTTGGCGATTCGGCCCCAACTGATCCAGTACCAAGTTCACGAAACAAAGCTTCCATTTTATCTGACCACACACGACCAATTACTTTGCCTTTACCATCGATCACGACTTCTTGTTTTGGAGAGCCACTTAATTCGCCTGATCCGTACTTAATTGACGATTGCAGACGACTTGATGCTCTCGCTACAGTTTCATCTACAATATCAAATGTTGCTTCGAAAACAGCATCCTCCATCACTTTAGGAATCGCTCGTATTTTCGACATCAACCGATCAGCACCTCTGAACTCAACGCCCATCTTCATCACCTAGTTTCTTCAAGGTCACGTTACAATGAGTAGAAAAAGTTTGAATGGCTACAATTTCATAGTCCGGTTCTTTATCTTTACTCACATAAAGACAAATCCCATCTTTTTCATTTTTCCCTTCTTTGATTTGATCACCCTGATATTTACATGACTTGATGTAAGGAAGGCTTTGACCATATACAGAAGCCATGACTTGACCGCCGGCAGATTGAACATTCATTTGAATCTCTGTCGAGTCCTCTGAATAACTTTCCTCAAAGTTTCCTTCATCATCTTGACCGGTTAAGCGATTCTTTAAATACACGGTTTTCAAATCTTTCGGTCGTAATTTCATAGCAACCATTAGAGCGACCTCACTTTCGCGATACGGTACCGATTCAATTTAGACCGAATCTTCCTGGGAATACCAACCTCAAAAGATTGAGAGACGCCACCTTCAGATCGCGACGTTTCTCCTTCTACACCTTCTGTATTTCTTCGGAAAATGTAAATATCTTTTACCGCTGAAGACATGTTCCCTATGATCGTATCCCGATTACAGTAATCTAGTGCATCAATCAGGGCATCTTTCAAGTCATCAGCCAAGACCGCAAGTTCTGTTTCTTCAGAGAGGGAGAGCTTTCTTGCCAACTCTTCTTTCAAATCCTCAATTACTTGTTGATTGGTTTGGTTCATAAGCTAATCCTCCTTTGAGGTTCCAGCCTTTTTTGTTACTTTTTGTTCAGAAAACAATTCCGAAACAAAATACTTTTTATCAATTGTCAATTCGTCGTCTTTTTCGTACCGATTTCCATCATAGAAAACCGGTACATTGATTACTTTTACTTTCATACATTTCACCTACTAGGCAATTGGTTGCGCTTGGAAAACCTCATCTGCTGCTGCAAATGATGGTAATGCAGTAGCGACGGCTTTCGTCCAAGTACCAACCGGATCTTTCGTTTCATCATAGACACACGCTAAAACATTTCCGATAACACTAGTGTCCACAGAAGGGTCACGAGTCAAACGAGTTTCTTCTGCAGTCGGTCCATATAACGTTTCACCCAAAGTATCGTCAGTGAACATTACAAAACGATTTTCAGGGAAATATTTTTTCGTAGTATACTTCCCATTTTTTCCTTGTACTTTGTATTTTTCATTGTACGTGCGAAGTACAGGGTATCCGTGTGTTTCCATGAATGCATCTAAGTCACCTTGAGAAACCACACGACCTGAGTCCTTACCAAAAATTGCAGCAATAATCTTAGGATGTGAAGCCAATGCACGATAAATTTTACGAGAAGTCAAAGCTTTCGATGGTGTTACATCCATTGCATCAATCCAACGTTCCAAATCTTTTAATGGGTCTGAACTAGGATCTGTCCACATTGCAGTACCTGTTAAGGCCTCTTGATGATCTGACGGAATGTTATAATCCACATTCAAATTCAAGTTATTTTCAGCCACAGTGATTTTTCCAGTAGCTAACATTTCCATGCGCATTGCTTCAATACGAGCTCGTACACCAGCTACTAAAACATCAATATCGTTGTAAACACGACCAATCAAATAATCCTGTTCGGCTTGAGTTCTTGGGTTTTCAATCGCAATAATATCTTTCTCTTTCAATTGTAATTTACGCTTGATAAGAGATAGCTCCAACTCTTGCTTTCCACCTTCGCGAGAACCGATTTCTGTTTCAGTATCGAAATCATGAACCGATGCAGCAATCGGAATTCGGCTACCACCGTTGATTTGATCAAAAGTCAATGACGGTGTTTTTCGTTCCGGAAATAGCGTTTCACCTAATAACGGTGCATACTCACGATCTCGAACATAGTTTAAAACCTCGTTTTGAGTGAATAAATCAGTGATCGGTGTTCCAGCAAATAGTTGTAAATCCATAGTTTTCTTAGTTAACATATTTGTATCCTCCATTATCTAAATTTGATTTCTTTCATAGCTGTTTTTGCATCAGCTTCAACAGCCTCAGGCAAGCGATCTTCTAAAACATACCCTTCAACCATTACTGCACAAGGCTGTGGTCCGGTTTCGGCAGTGACTGTCACGTCGTTGAAGACGATACCTTTTGCAGTATTATCATTTGCTGGATAAACCTCTCCAGCTTTATAACTTTTATCTGCTTGTTCTGTAAAATTTTGGAAGTTAGCACTTGCCAAAAAGTTGATTTCTTCTACTGTTTTTTTCTTTCCTACAAACATGATTTTTCCTCCTTATTTTTGACCCCATAGGTCAGTTCTTGGTGCTGTTCTTTCATTTGCGACCTTTGCTGCACGACTACCAAGTGATTCTTTAGAGTTTCTAGAGTTCTGACCAGCAGGTGGTGTCGCGTTACTTGCCAACCGTTCATTTACCGCTGACTCCACTGCATCTCTAAACGATTTGGATATCGCTTGATACGCTTCTTCTAATTGCTCCTCATCACCGCCATAAAGGGGCTTTAACGTGTCGGATAATGAATCAGGCAGCTTATCTGTAGCTAAGCGTTTAATTGTTGTTGCTTCGTCTTTCTCACATTTTAGTGATAGTCGATCTGCTTCTAATTGATCGCGCTCTTGTTGCAACTCATATTGCGCCTGTTCTTCAGCAGTCATCTTTCCTTTTTTCTCTGCGTCTTTAATTCATTGAGCTTGGTCTTTATCCCATGTGGCTTTTGCAGTTTCCAAAGATTTAGACATTTTCTTGTCGAACCAAGAATCTAATTCTGATTGATTTTTAAAGGAAATGGATTCATCATCTTCTGCTCCATCTCCCCCATCACCGGCTCCCTCTTCAGCAAACATTTGTAAATTCATTTTGATTAATGGCTCTTCACAAAGAGATCGAACAAACCGTGTCATTTTCTGTTTATTTTTCATCATAAATAAAACTCTCCTTACCCATGCACATCCAAAACGGCATAACAAAAAGCACTCCATCCACGCTCTCGCCCAGACACAGTGCTTGAATCTTTGATATTTAGTTGTGAACCCACATACGTTTATTTTTCTCACTTAATTTGTATTGCCCCAAGTAGAAATGGGCATAAAAATAGCACTCTATCGCATGTTAACGATTAAGTGCTATGGTTTTTGATATTCAATAATTTCAGCCTCTGGACTATTGAGAACTTCCATCAGCGTCAATCCTGTTGAAGTCACATAGTTCAGAATTTCTTCTTTTTCTTCAATCGGATATTGAACTATTAACACACCCGGAGCTTTGTACAATGAAACAAAAGGAGCTTCGAACAAAATATTGTAATAGATATTTTCATATTTAAACACGATATCATATTCAATTTCAAAGTTAAAGTCTATCCATTTCATTTCTTATCACTCCTTTTCTGGTTGGCTATTCTTTCTGCTAGAGACAATTCGCGATGACTATGATGCTTCGGTATTTTCTTATTACGATCCACATAAGTCCAATCATGTGCATGTGGATTAGGATGAATTGTCGGCGTATAATGATCAGTAAAATCAATATCAAGCCTTGGCAACCCTGTCCGCCCGTAATATCTACGTTCAACATGTTCTCCGTCTTTAAAAATGTCAACCACACTCTTCTGTTCATGACGAAATGGCTTGTCAGCGTCGTAAATTGTCGCAATGTTGTTCTGAGATTCTTTCATCCACTTAACATCCTGATAAAGTTTCTTAAGTTCGTTCCATCCTTCACTATCATTATACTTTGTTTCTTGATACTCTTCCAATGTTTTCGGACTATATTCCTCACCTAAGACATCTTTCAAGCGTTTCAGATCAGACATATCTTTCTTCTGATTTTGGATTTTCTTCTTTTGTACCTCGATTTCACCGCCAGAGTACTTACCTTTGAACTTTTTCATCCAATCATCGTAAGTATCACGCTGCTTAATTGTCATTGTTTTACCGCTGATCGGATCATTAGCAGTTCGTTTACCTGTTAGCGATCGATTTCCAATAACAGCTACAGCGACAGTTCTACACCAAGGGTGAAAAGGCGGGTAATTTCCTAGCGCTCCATTGACTACTGCCTCAGATATCTTATAAATTTTATTCTCTCGACTTTTCTTTTGACAGATATCTGAAGTTCGTAAATCTAAAACCACTAAAAGACGATACTCTTTTACACCCCTGTCCTGCCACGCTTTGAGCTTTGCTTGATTCGCCATGTAATTGGCTTCGGTTCGTATTAAACGCTGAGCAACTCCAATTGAGCGGTCAAATTCGTTGGCTATCGCTTTAGCCATTTCAAACTCGGACATCCCTGTCATAGACTCAACAGTGAATAACTCTTCAAGACGGTTTGCTAAAGCTTCCGTGTCATTCCAAATCCGCTTTGAATAGTTCGAACCGTGCCAATGTGAATCAAGTATGTTCTTGGTGTACTTAGTGGAAAGCTCCTTAAACTCGTAATCAGTTGCCCTATATTTAGGGTCATTCCAAACTTCAATTGGCACGCCACGTTTTTGAGCTTGCTTGAACGTCTCTATTTTCGAGTCATACTTTTGACCATCCCACACATTGATAATCGAGTCGTTCTTTGCTTGTTCAATTTGTTGAATCACAGCTTCAGAGGTAGCTTCATTGTACGAATCATGAATGGCATCGATATAAAAGTCGGTTGATTTGCTCAACTGAACATCAGCTATTTGTTTAGAAACTAAAAAAGACTTAGCTTTCAAGTCTTCGGCTCTAGTGATTCGCTCTTTAAATGCCAGGACGTTTAATCGTTTTCTGGCCGACTCTTGCAGATCAGGATTAGAGACATCATCAGCAAGCTTTCTTAGTTCTACCAATTCATCAGGCTGAACTGTTTGATTAAGTAGAGTTCTTGTTTCGTCTTCATCCATTCCAGAACGTTGTCTCGCCCGACTGAATAAATTTCTTGCTTGTCTAGTCAAGTAACTCTGAGCTTGACGGTAGGCTGAAATAACTTTCTGTTCGACTTGTTGGGCAACATCATTGATTTTCTTCTCTTGCTTTATACCACGGTCGAGCCAGTAGAAGTCATTTTGTTTTTGTTTCTTTTGAGCCATTTAATCAGCTCCTTGTTTTGGTATACTTTCTTTATCAACGAGTGGTCCGTTGAAATGTTGACTAAGGTGGTGAAAAAATGACCAGTTACGAAGATTTAATCTCTAATTTTGAAAAAAATATGGAGCCAACAATGAAATTATTCAATGAGCGAATCAGATCAACTTTTGATCAATTCTCAAAAACACTAGATTTCTTGCAACCAGTTATTGCTTACCAATCAGTATTAAACGAATCGCTACAACCAGTAATCAGACAGCTAAAAGATATTACTATTCTAACAAATACAGAGGCTTTCCAAACTATTTCGGAAATAAACTCTGATTTTTCTTCTGTAATTACTGAAAAATATCCAGCTTCAAATGATGAATTGCTTGATTTTGATTCGATTTACACAGATTTACTGAATCAAATAAAATATTTTGAAGATGTACCGTTAAATAATGAGCAGAGAGACGAATTACTTCAAAATATCGACCTTGTTTCTAATGAACTTGCTGACTCCTCTGAAATATCCCTTGACGAACTTAATGATGTAGAAAATGAAATAGCAAAAAGTCATGACACATGTATTTATGAGCAGAACGATAGGGAAAGCGAGCAAAGTCAGAGCTACTGTGAAGAAAAGGACTCCTATTTCCAAATATTTCTTCAAGGTATTTCCTCCCGTCTAAAGGATCCAGATTGGCAATCTGAACAAGCTGCCACGAATATTATGGCAAGTTTCTATGTTTTCGTTGCAGCACTATTGAAGTCAGTTGTTGCCGACAAATTAGATCCTATTGTTTTTATAATCATTTTAAGACTGTTGTTATCTTTATTTCCTAAACATTGAGTGACATCTGAAGAAGTTTAGCTATTTGCCGAACTTCTTTATCCTCTTGAGTAATCTCGCTACCAATTAAAGCTTCAGCAGCGATTGCCCTCAGCAAAATGTGCTCTTCAGGTACAAAGATCGTATGCCCCTTAAACGGAATATACACCCCATCATTTCTAGGTCGTTTCGATGTTCGTTGGTAGTGAAACGCTTTTCTTGTCATTTTCTCCCGCCTGCTTTCTTATAAATTTAGCTTCATGTTGCCTATTTGCTTCAAATATTCATTTAACGTTTTGGTCATCAATTCACTAAATTTATTTCCGTCAATCATTAAAGGAATGACTATTTCTGACTCTTTTGGATCATCAGTGGATTTTAGCTCATCTAACCTGGGCGTCGTTTCTGAATCATTCACCCCTACTTGTTTGTTAGAAACAAATGTCGGATTATTTTCTGCTTCCCTTTTTTGTGTTCTAGTCGCTTTTATCAACTCAATTCGTTCGAGCATTCGCTCTTTCATGATATCCCAATCCAATTGCCCATCTGATGTTATAGCATCTGCCGGCAAAGTTCCTGTCGTAATTTTGTAAGCATCTGTTGGTTCAGTCGTTTTGTAGATGTTATCAACGCCTTCGACTTGGCAAACAATTTTTAGCGTAACTTCGCTAACTTTGCTTACAGAAGAATCAATGTTGATTTCCTTAATGCCTTCAATTTTATTTCCATCAAGATAGACACCATCAGACAACTTCAATACTGGTATGGACATCTTCTATCACCTCTACTGTAAGATTTTCTGGATATTTTTGCTGAATATCATACAAACCGCAGAGCAAAGCTCCGACTAATGCATTATCGATCTCATTTGGATTAAGAATGGAAACTTGCTTGTCGTGCAGTTTCACGTACGATTTACATAGCAATTGATTAGTAATGGTGATAAAAAGAGTTGAGACACCGGCGCAAACAATGTCCTTACCTGATTCAGCGAAATAAGCATGCCCAGTAACTTCATATTCAATAAACAAACCGTTACTCTTTTTGAATGTTGCTTTTATCATCATCTTCCTCCTCTGGCGGATCGTCTAAATCTGAGTGACTGTCTTTCGCTTGAACGCCCATAGCTTTTGCCTGCATCTCTATGTTCTTTTTCTTCTGTTCTTCCAGCATATCAACTACTTCTTCCGGATTATCAATATCATCTAACCAACCTAAGCTGATAAGTAGCGGGATAAATTCTTGGGAATCGCTGATTTGTTTGATGATTTCTGATCGATTGATCGGAAGGTTAGGTTTGAACTTAATCGTCACGCCATCTACATCAACATCTTGGCCTTTAACTCGTAAGATATTTTGCAACAGACGCAAGCGCTCAACGATACCATCTTCCAAGTACCCTATCTTGATTGACAATACAAGCAATAAGCCAAACAATTTATACTTCATGGCTTCGCCGCTGATATTTCCTGCAAAGCTTTCATCATTCAGATTAGGGACATATGTCGTCTTATGAAAATCATCTAGTAACGAATCGGCCAACGTCTGAACTTCTGACTCTGTGAAAGTGTTCGTAGCGTATTCTACGTCTCCACCTTCTTCTTTTGACGGTGCTTCTACAGCCATTGTTCCATTAATATCATTAGGCTTTTCATCAGGGAGACCAAAACCAAATAGAAACATGATCGCCTTGACAAAGTTTTCTTTATCTTTAATACGATCATTCTGTAAAAGGTTGTATTTATCAATTTGGGAAAGCTGTTGTTCATAGTCACCTTGCTTCTCTTCATTGTTTCTAAACTCAACAACAGGTACTTCCTGGTAGAAATGCTCTTTAAATTTAGGTGTATCCAACATGGAGTCACTAGATAGCTTCTTTGTTTTAGATTTGTAGATAATTGTTCCTTTTGTTGTAATGATCTGAACTTCCCAGAATTTCTTTCGTTTCAAGTCTTGCTTTTCAATTGGTCGAATAGCAAATAGCTTTTGCCGTTCAACAGTGTCATCTACAACAACAATCATCCCACGAGGATCAATCCAAGCAATTTTAGGGATCGTCTCGTTTTCTGTCCCCGGTTTAATTGCTAAATAGTGCAACTCCGTTCCAATTCCCATCGTTGACAACCCTTTTTCTAGTTCCTTATCGTGCTTTTTCACTTTCATGGTGTCAAGAGCATCAAGAACTGGCTGAATGTTTTTCCCTTTGGCTCCTGTATAGGAAATTGGAGCTCCTACTGTAAAACCAATCATCAAGTCGGTAACATATTTTGCATTATTAACAAAATACTCATCTTTTTCATGAGGAGTCTTATCCGACTCTTTTCCTACTTTGTGCGGATTCCCTTCATAGTAATCAAAAAGCATTTGAAGACGAGGGATTTCTTTCTCGTGTTCCTCAATACAGTAATTAATTACGTCAAAGTTAGGATTGTTTATATCCCCTGCTAGTTCACGATCAATTGCAATCGCCATTTTTTCACCTTCTTTAGTTCATCCATGATGGACGGTTTTTAATTTTCGCTGTTGGATTCTTAGCAATGACTGTATAAACGAAGTAACGCACGGCATCCATCGCGTGGTCATTTTGTTTAATTGGTTTATCTTCTCCACGTTCTATAGCCTTCGCATCCCATATATACGCGCTGAATTCTTTTAACGTGTTCGTACAGCCTTTGTTGAATTGTATTTTCTCTTCGTTTAGCATTGTTCCTACAAAGCGTATCCCATCTAAGACATCGTTCTTGGCTTTCTTGATTGGAAAATTTCTTTTTTTCAATTCAGCTATGAAAGATGCTGCTGATGGATCGATAATCACTTTTTTTATTCGGATACCTTTTGTAAATTTTTCTAACTCAGTAGCAAATTCCGAATCAGTCTTTTGTTTTTTTGTGTCACGTCCAGAGTAATAGTACTCTTTCACGCAATACCATATTCCGTCTTTCCCTTTTTGCCACAATAAAAAAACGGTCGCGTTTTGCGTACCGTAGTCAATACTTATATAGTTTTCACCAAAGATGAAATCAATCGTTTTTTCAAACACATGCTTAGTTTGATCGAACATGTCATAGATTATTCCTTCAGCAACCGTCCATAGGCCTAAGATATATCGCTGATAGAAGACTCCTGAATACATGTTGCGGTATCGTTTCTTAATCTTCTCCGACAAACTTAGATTGTCATCCATTGTAAAGTGGAGATACACAAGGTTTTTGTCGGCTATCTTGTCAATCCAATTTAGTTTGAACCAATGATAAGGACCATCAGGGTTACAGTTAAACCAAAACTTTGAACCTTCTTCCGAACAACGTCCAGTTGCTTGGTTAACAAATGATTCTGGCATTAATGCCACTTCATCAAAGAACATTCCAGCTAAAGTGATACCTTGGATTAAATCTTGCGATCGTTCGTCCTTACCACCAAAGATGTAAAAATAGTTCGTTTTTCCTTTACGAGTGACTTCTAACATATTGTCGGCTCGATGATCCTTAAAACGATAACCACGAGCTACAAGCATTAATTTCAGCCAAAATAGAACATTCCGACGAAAGGAGCCGATTGTTTTACCGGCCATGCCTAGATTTTTGTTATCGAAGGTACACATAGCCCATATGACATATGACAAACACATCGAAATGGTTTTACCACTTCGAATCGCCCCATCAGCGATAATACCATCTTTATCTTTCACAATGCTTTTCTTCGTCCACCAAGTTAATACCTGCTTTTGCTTTCTACTAAAAGGTTTGAACTTAAAAACAGCTTGTTTTATTCTTCTTCCCATAGTTCTTCACCTTCTGACTCCAAGGCCTCTAAGAAACCATCATCTTCAATCTCAGTATCGTCATCTTTGTCTTTATTCTTCGCTGCAATCTGAGCTTCACGAAGCTTGTCTCCACCAAGATATTTCATCAGTTCATTCATGGCCTTCTGCTTGTCATATAACTTAACGGAAACGCCGTCTTTACCCTTTTTGACCTCTTGGATAAGTGTTCCGTCAACATCAGAAGAGTTTTTCAAGGACAGATTGGATATTTTATAAGTTTCTAATTCACCAGTGAACTCATTGTAGACCTCTTGCTTTTCTCCATCTTCATCAAGTTGATATACCTTGTGTTCAGTTGAATCAAACTCTACAAAATCGGTTATATCAGCTGAGAACTGTTTGATATACTCAAATATCAAGTCTTTTACATCAATAAAGATATCTCTTTGTAGTTCGCTTTTCAGTCTTCTTAATTCGGATTTAATACCATCTTTTACCATGAGAAGATAAGCATTTGAGTTAGCCACCTTGTAATCACACTGGTAAGCTTGCTGATATGCCTTCGTAGCATTAAAGTGTTGCAAATAAAAAAGACAGAACATTTTTTGTTGTTCTGTCAGGTCATCATTATCTATAACGGGTTGCAACTTTTTTTGTGTGCAACCTTTTTCTTTTTTGTGTGCAACCTTTTTAAGTGGTGGGTCACTAGTTTGTTCTAGCTTATTCCATTTTCTAGACTTCCAAGCCTTGACAGTATTAATTGATACGCCGTGCTTTTCTGCGATCTCTTTATACTTCATGCCTTGCTGTCTGTCCTTATAGGCTAACTCCCATTTTTCCACACTAGCTCCACCACCTCTCTATATGTACTTCCTGATGTTCTCTTGCACATGTTCCTCTTTCCAATGACCGTACCCACAATAGACTAGCTTGCAATGATCAATCTCTACTGGCGTTGCTTCTCTGGTCATTTCTACAATCGAATACACGGCCTTCATTTGGACAGACATCACTACACGTTTATGCTGTCCTCTCATGGGCAGCGGGTATTTATTGTTTAATGACACGTACCAGTAAGTTTTCATTGTTTTCGTTCCTTTTTGTATTGTTATGTAAGCGTTAAGGTGCTATACTTTGAATACAAACAACCCTTAACAACTT